ATGTAGCATTAGTGTTAGTGGTAATCTGCGTAATTCCAGTGTTAGCACCAAGAATTACCCTGGCAATACCATTGGTTAAAAATACCATAGGCAATTGTGTGCCTGTGCCAGCAACGGCACTGTCTAAGCCCACATAACTGCTGGCACCAAGGTTACCCACTGCGGCCAAGGTAATTCTGCTGGCGTTGGTAGGATTGCTGTTGGTAAAAAGATTTACACTTGAGACCTGTGCTGTGCCTGATGGCAACACATAAAGGCCAGTTAAACTGTTGGCTTGATTATTTTGGAACGCAAAACGATCTATACCTGTTCCTGACATGACCGCAGTAAATCTTGTGCCTGTGCCTGAGAAATTTAAAACGCTGCCTTGACTGGTCATGGTAAAGTTACCTGACTGTCTTGAATTAACTAGGTTGAGTTCACTGCGACCAACATTGTAGAATAGTGTGCTGGTATTGTTGATAGGACTGAAAGCAGTGGTGGTGCTCAATGCCAAAGGCAAATTGGCAGTGCTGAGCTCATTAGGAGCCTGTCTATGTAATATGTTATCACTGTTGGTGCTGGTATTGGCTTGACCGGCCTGACTCAATGGTGTCCATATCAAGGCATTACTAACTGTGCTAAATGCACTCTTTGTTCTTGCTGTTACACTTCTTGTGCTCAAATAATAGGTGCCTGCTGGCAATCCAGTGATGTTGGATACTACTGAGGTGCCACTGTTGTAGAAAGTGGTAGATGGCAATTCAGTGACATAGATCTGCCAGGTAGAATTTACAGTTGAAGTTGAACCATACCAAAATTCAACACCCTGAACTGCACCCAGTGCGCCTACCACAGTGGAGACATCAAAACTAGGCACAGTTGTTGTGGTAAAGATATTTGATATCACAGGCTGTGAAGGTGCGCTCACAGTTCCAGGATCAGTGATACCTGTGTTTAAACTTAGTTCAAAATCTTCGAGCCCTTCCAAGCTGTTGGTATAGACAGTGGCATTGTATTCACTGGCTGAAATCTTTGCGTATAAAGTTCCATCATCGCTTTTGGCTTCTTGAACTTGATTGACACGAAATGGTTTACCTGTGTAATATGTACCTGAAGCATCATAGAATGTGCCTGCGGTCCAACCATAACGATCATGGTTTATGGTAATGACATCACCGGCATCAATTTGAATGCCTGAATAGTCCATGGTAAAAGAGATGGTCAAATCTTCTCTGCCCAATAACAATCTACGACCACCAAGGTATTGAGCTTGTATGATGTTGTTGGTATAAGGCAGGGTCAATGATAATACGTTGATGGGTTCATTGGCTGCACGTTCAATGCCATAGTATTCAATTTCTTGATACCAATGTCCAGTTTGGTCTCTGGCCTTGTCATTGGCATATTGAACATCCACAGCATTGAAAGCTGAATTTAAATCCACTGGTTGTATGTTTACACCACCAATGATATTATCACTGGTTATCAGTGTCATTGAACTGGTACTAACATCTCTGTTAATGACCACACCCCACTGGCTGGTAGTTTCATTCCATTGTAACCAACTATCGCAGGCATCTACAAGACCATTTAAGTTTTCTAAAAAGTTTTTGCTGGTATCTATAGGTCCATTGATCTGATATCTTGCCACTGTGGCTGTGGTTGAAGCTGTGGTTAGATAGGTAATGGTTTCCGTGCTGTAAGTGTCTAATAGGGCTAGAGTGCTGGTATTCACTGTGGCGGTAGAAAAACTAGGACCATAACGTGTGTTGGTTAGATAATCTTTGATTACTGTGCCCGGTGCACGAACGTTGTCATTGCGAATTTCTGCGGTAATTTCACCAAGTCCAGTTAGACCAGCTTCTTGATCATAGATGACCTTGATCACAGCAAAGGTCAATTTTGTCATTTTCTTTGCGCTGGTCCAACGTTGAGCGGCAGCTATTGAGGTATCAGCTAGAACATTGCTACCATAGGCATAGTTTGCGGCACCACTGGCATTCAAAGGTGTCAAGCTACCATCTTTGTATTTCCATACAAAGATTTTACCATCAACCTTGGTATCTGTTTCTCCTGTGGGGTCTGTCCAACTGACAACACGAGTTTGATCTGTGCCATCAAAATTTAATTTTCTTCCTGCCCAATACATATCACCAAAGGTTGTTGGATTGGCAGTGCTGTTGTCCATGGCCTCTGAAAATGTCAAAACATACCACATGGTTTGATTGTCTTCACTGATTTTAGCATCAGTGATAATAGGCTTCATGTAAGCACGACCATAGACCACAGGAATTTTATTATCTGTGCTAGGTGGCAGTTGAACTCGATTACCTAATTGTGCTCCACTACCCTGGCCACCACCGCCAGCACCACCACGATTGCTAAGTATGCTGGATACTACAAAACTGGTGACTAATCTAACACCAAAACTCAATGCCGCAAAGGCAAATGTTCCGGCAGTTACGCTGAAGGCGGCGGCTATATATGGTATAATAATACTTGCTGGCACGTTAGATTCTCCACTTTTCTTCTAATTTTTCAAAGCCTAAACGACCATAGTTTAAATCTGGACTTGATGCCATTTTACTAATGGTATAACTTTCAATTTGACCTTGACTGCGTAGTAGTTCAGCCCACTGTTGGTAGGCACGAATTAACCGATAACCAGCACGGGTGCCTCTATATTCAACGTCAACCCAATAGGCCAATTCATCTAAGACCAACAAATCAGGATCCCAGACGTTGTTATTTTTTACAGCTATCAACATTCCATGAACTTGGCCCTCCGATTCTGCTAAAAATATTCGTCCTAGGCCTGCAAAAATGTGTGCCAATACCTCACGAACATAAGGTTCATTGTCACATTCGCTGAGTCTAGCCCAGGGTGTCTCTGATCTATAAGCCCGTAACATTCTGCAAATTTCTGGGGTATCAAATTTTGTAGCTGATCTAATCTTCATACCGTTTTTCCAAAATTAAATTCAGTGCCTGACAATGCTTCAATGTTACTCATGCTGGTATCTGCACCCGCATAAAAATTTGTCCATTCATTGTTGTTGGTTCTACGACCACCAATGTTGTTTTCTAAAATTCGTTTATAACTTGAACAATTTAATGCCACACTGAACATATCCATACCATCTTGTATTTCTTCAGTGATTTGATAGCCAGTGACTACACCACGGAATCTTTGAACAAAATTAACAAGATTGTAATTGTTGTCATAGAAGCCACGATATATTTCAATGATACTGCCACGAATTGGTGAACTTAACACTCGATAAATGTTACTGCCTGTGGTATTGGCACCACCAGGATCACCATGACTGTCATAACCGCCAGGGTCTAATCCTGTTATTACAACGTTGGTATCAAAACTTGTGACACGAAGATCTCTGTGTTGTTCTCCAACCTGCATGAGTCCACCAAGGCAACTAAATGTTGAACTGGTATAAACGCCAACGCCGCGATTGGCAGGCAACGTGGGAACATTGTTGGTGTCAAAGTAAATTAATTCATTGCGATAACTGCTACTGAATGTATAAACTTGGGAGGTTGCAGTAGTGGTAATAGTGAGCCTAACAAATTCAGCACTGCGTATGCTGGTAGTGTTGGCTACTTGAGTAATTGCTGTGGTCATTATGTATCGCCCGTATATTCATAGAGTTGAAACTCTGTGTCAAATTCAACCAAGGCCGTGCTGCCACCAGGACGAATTGTGTAGGTAGGCATATTTGGACAAAAGAATTTGAACTGCACAGCATTGCCCACTAACAAAGTTTTGTCGACCACTGATGAACTGATAAAGTTTGGTCTGTGAACTACCAAAGTTTGTGTAGTTGCTGTGGTTCTATAAAAATCTGCTGTGGCTGTAAATGGATATGGACTATCAGCAATTTGAATAAAATCACCACGACCAAAAATCTTTGTTCCTGCTGAAATGCCAGTCAAGTTCTTTAATACAAGATTGGTTCCTGTAAATGCGGCAACCAGTATGTTCGACAGCTCACCGGCAGTGGCCTCACCTTGATAGGCAAACATAAAATCAAGATTAGCATTGCTGGCGAAGGAAATTGTTTCTGGCACATTGCGATCTAATTGATCAATGCTTTCTAATAAACTTCTTGCCTGTTCATAACGAAATAATTTACTGACCTCAACATCAAAACGCCAGGGGTTGCGTGTAGCTGTTTCACTGGTGTAGGCAATTTCACTGCGACTATACTGAACACCAACCTGTCTACGACGATTAATCTTAATTGTGTCCGCGGCATTAATTATTGTTTGTAGGCTCATGCCATTGCTCCTTGTCTAAATGGCAGTTCTTTCTTGGCCTGCTCTACCGTACCAAATAATGTTTGGCGATTTTCATAGAATAATTGTGCAACACTCTTGGCATCAATGGCACTGATATTGTTGGTTATGTAAGTGACCTGGGCTGTTTCTGAGGCTCTGCCTAATTTGTTGTTGGCAATTAGCTGTCCTGCACTACGTGGTATGAATAATTCTGGACCTCGTTCACCGACAATTAAAGGACTGGTATCTAAAGGTCCACCATTGGCTCCTCCAAATAAGCCACCAAAGAAACTACCAATTGAACTTAGGAAACTGCCACCACCACCGGCGCTGGGTTGCATAGGTCCAACAAAACTACTTGAACCTGGGGTAAATTGATTACCAAAAATGCTGGGCAATAAACTACCTAACAATGATGTTGCACCACCGGCGCTGGAACTTAAACCTAGGCCTTTAAACAGTTGCATGGCATTGGCTTTCAATTCAATTTTAATCAAGTCTTGAATTATTGATCGTGCAAAATCTTTAAAACTAAATTTGCCTGTTTCAACAAATCTATCCAAGGCTGAGAATATATTGCCAAACACTGAGTTGAAACTGTTTTCAGCAATCTTGGCAGCATTTGTGGCATTTTCATAGAAACTTTCAAAAGCAGTTCGCCATCCTGCTTCAAATGTTTGACTGGCTTCTAAATTAGCACGTTGTTGATCTGCAATAGCTCGATATCCCTCAGCAATTTTTGCAAGTCCATCAGCAAGTTGTTGTGCTCGTTCTGGTGTTAATGCATCACCACCTGTGTCAAAGGTGGCAGCAAAAGCACGACCTGCTTCTAGTGCGGCTTTTCTTGCTGATTCTTCTATTTGAGCAAATTGCCGTTGAAGTTGCGTTAATCCTTGTTGTTCTCGTTCAACTTTAATATCGATGCGTTGATCATTTAATTTTCTAATTGTATCATTTAAACTTTCTTGCGTCTGTTGTTGTTGTTCTAAACTTCTAGTTAAATTTTCTACACTTTGTTGATATTCATAATTTAATACTATGTTATCGATAGTTTGTTTTTTAACACCTTCAGCTCTTTTTGCTACTAATGCTAGACTATTAGCCAATTCTTGTGCTGCACTGGCAGGCAAATCATCGCCAAATTGACTATAACTTTCTGCAATTGATCTACTTAAATCTCTTGCATTATCATCAGCTTGTTTAATAGCTTGATTGATATCTCTACTTACTCCGCTAACTCCAATTTGACTTCCTTGGAATTGAATATCAATTCGTTGGTCATTGATCTTTTGTATTGTATCACCTAAGGTCTGCTGACGAGCAATTTGATCTTCTATGGATTTCTTCATGTTCTCCATGTCTTGGAGACGTGCCGCATCAAGTTTCTTGGCAGTTTGAAGTTTAGTAATGTAATATTCTAAACTATCATTGTGTGTGTTGTAATATTCTTTTGTTTTTTCAATCTGGAAAGTTAATCCTGCAATTTGATTTGATAGGATTTTCTTTTGATCTTCATCTTGTGTTTGTGATCTATCAAGACGCAACTTGGCCTGCTGATCTTCAAGGCGTTTAATTGCGGCCAGTCGCTCAACATTGGCATCACTTTGCGCTTTAATAATTTCAACTTGATCTTCGCTTAGACTATTGCTTAGTCTGCTTAGTTCAATCATTCTTGCTTCAAGAGCAATGGCTTCAGTTTTGCGACTTAGACCAATGCCAAGGTCTTGAATATATTGTTCATTGGATAATCTTTGTTTTGCGGCTTCGTTGGCAATACGTTGAATTGCTTCTTGTCCACGTTTGAGATCTTCTTGTGCCTTTTTAGCAGACTCAGCACGGGCTTTGATTCTTGCTAATTCTTGTTCATTTTCACGCTGAACACTAGGTGGCGGTGCCATGCCTAATGCTTCGCCAAGTTTGTTTAACGCGGCGGCTACACCTGGCAAGTTCTTGCTGACAAAATTCTCTAGGCCTGCGGCTGCATCATCAAACCATTTGCTTAGATCTCGCCCTGTAAGCATTTCAACAGCGCCATCGAGTATTTGGAATCCTGCATACAAGGCACCAACTAATGGAATTAATCTGATAAACCCACCGGCTAAACTCTTAAGTGTTATACCAAGAACGCCAAACCCAGTATAACTAGAAACCACAGCCGCAGTTTTTAAATTAAATGCTTCTTTTAATTGCCTAACACCTACAGCGGCTTCACCTAGCAGGCCAGTGGTTGCCTTAGAAGTTCCTCCTAATACCCTAAAGGAATCAATAAGGAATCTAATACCACTTGCTGCCTTGGTGGCAGCATATAATAATACCAATCCTTGTGCAATATCAATTACAGTCTGTGTAAATGCCGCAATCTTTTTAGGATCAAGACTATTGATAAGATCATTTACAGGTTTGATTGCAACTAATAATTGTTGTCTAAATGTATCAATGCTAGAGGCTAATTTGTCACTTGCATCTGCGGCGCTTTTTGTTGCGGATGCAAATTTTAAACTATCTGCGGCTGCTGGAGCAAATGCCGCTGCCGCACCAGCACTATTCACTGCACGGAATTCTTTGCCAAATAATTCTACGGCTATTCTGTTACGCTTACTAACATCTTCAATCTTACCTAGACCTTCAACTGCTTTCTTAAAAATATCTTGTGTGCCAAGTCTGCGTAAATCATCTAGACTAACCCCAACATCATTAAATGCTTGTCTACTTGAACCAAATTTGTTAGCGGCTTCATCAATACTAGAAACTAATCTAGCAATGCCTTTTTGTGCGCCATCGACTGTTCCGCCATTTAATGCAACAGCACGACCAAACCCAATAATGTTTTCAATGCTGATTTCAGTAGCATCACTTAGATCACTAATAGCATCAGCCATGTTTATAGTTTGGCTTATTACAGCACCAAGACTAATTGTGGCCAGAGTACTTTTTAATCTAAGGAATGTATCATTTAATCCGCCTACGCTTTTTTGCAGATTGGATAAACTTCGTTCTGCTGAACTTACATCAACGGTGGCTTTATAGGTTAAATCTGCCATTTCTTATTTCCTTTTCAATATCGCATCAAGGCGTTTCTTGATGTAGGCTTCAGTTGGCTTGCTCATACCATCTGGCGCTTGTTTGCTATAACCCTGATCTAATCTCTGTGCATAAGGATATGCCCCAACAATAGTATCATTTCTCAATACTGTACGACTGCGGGCATTGCCTGTTTTGATTGGTGTGTGGGCTCGGAAAAAGGTATAAGCCTCTCCTGGCACCTTGTCCAATTGCTTTTGCTTGGCTTTGATGCTTGGAGTAATTTTATCATCAATTGTAATTTTAAAATTTAGACTCATGCCTGTTCCTTAATTTTTAATAGATCTTCTATACTAACTGGAGGGATGTAACCAGGCTGGCTTGCTTCTTGTTGATGTCTTTCAAAAGTCATTGCCAGGTCCATTACAACCAAATCAAATGTTGATGCACGAGTTATAATTTCACTGGGCAACATACCATATCGTTGCCCCATTGTGTCAATGCTGAGAAATAACGCACCTTCAATTGATTTAGGATCTAAAGCCTCCTGTGTTACTTTCCCAATGCTTCAACTACTTTGCCAATGACTTTTGTCATAACATTTGTAGGCAAAACATTTTCACCTTGTACGATTGGGTTGCCTTCTTCGTCCAAGACCATTTCATTTACTGTTTTAACTAATTCGCCAAAGTTATCGCCTTGCACTTGTGCTAGTCGAACAAACTTGTCTAATGGTTGGCGATCCCAAATCCAAAATTCAATAGATTCTCCAAACTCTTTGATGATATCCTCATCATTAAGTTCAATTTTTACTAGTTGGGGTTTGGCTGCGAGTTGTGTAAGTTTCATATCTTTATGTCCTTTAATCTTTTTTGTTTTTAATGATGTGCAAGGCTGCTAGAGCAAATCTTAGTCTTGCATTGATCTTATCTGCATCACCTTGTAGGCAACGCAATTCATTTAGACTCTTGGCAATTTCTGCCTCGAGACTTTTTAGGAGGTCCTCT